TGTCTATCCGCATGTGCTCTTTGGCGAGCGGCAGCAATGCAGTCGGCAACACAGCGACATCACGCGCGGTGATCTTGATCGACGCCACGGCGTCACCCGATCAGTGTTGCGAGGTCGACCGAGAGGGCCGAGCCATCGGTGCGCGTGAAAATCAACGCCGTCTCGACAAGCTCGACGTGCGCAAGGCCGATGCCCGGCGGGCCGCGCTCACCCTTTTCGCCGCGCTCGCCCGGCTTGCCCTTGACGCCCTTGGCGCCAAGCATCCATCCCTCGCCAGGACATGGGCCGGGCGCGTCCTTGACGGCGCGCCATTCCGAACCGTTGAGCGTGACAACGTCCAAGGCGCGATAGTCGGTGCGCTTGGCATCGAACAGGCCGAGCGCGCGACCCGGATAGGCATCGCGGCCTTTGAACGCGACCGGCTGAAAATCGGCGTGCGGCGGTGTCGCGGCGGTGTCGCACAGCGCGCAGAACGTCGAGCCCTCGTGATAGACGAGCTTGCCGCGATAGGTGATCTGACCCGGCTTGAGCACGGCCGGCGCCTCGAACACGCCCGGCAAACCCGGCTCGCCGCGCTCGCCCGGCAAACCCGCCGCGCCGTCCTTGCCGTCAACGCCTGCGCGTCCTGGCGCGCCGTCCTTGCCATCGATGCCGTCTCGGCCGGGTGCACCAGCGAGCCCGTCAACGCCATCGCGGCCGTCCTTGCCGTCACGCCCTGGCGCGCCGTCTGTGATGGTCGAGAGCCGGGCGCGCGCGTCGGCCGTCACGCGTTGCAATTCCAGCATGCCCTCGGCGAGTTGCGCGCGCATCTCGGCCGCCTCGACCCGCCAATCGCGCCGCACGTTACCGAGTTGTTGCTTGATGCTTTCAACGAGTGCGGTGGAACCGTTTAAATCTAGGCCGCTCATGCTGCGTCCTCGAAATAGCGGTTAAAATCCGAGACGGTGAGAGCCTTGGGCGGCGGCTCATCGGCCGCCGGGTCGGCCGGCGGCGGCGCGGGCGGCGCGGGCGCGGGCGGTGGCTGCGATGCGAATGACAGCGGCACGACTTGTTGCTGTACGCGCGGCTCATCGCCGTCCTTGGCCGCCGGCAGGCTTTCGGCGGCGCGGGCTTCATTCGGCGAGTAGATGCCACCTTGCACCGCGCGCGCCAAACCCTCGATGCGATCTTTGAACGCCGAGCGCAGCAACACGGTCGTATCGAGTTCGGAGTATTCGCCCGTGGCGCTTCGGTCGAGGCCAAACGTCCGGTCAAGCGCGAGTTCGATGTGATCGAGCGCAAAGCCGAGGCCGGTGCTAATCCAGAGGTTCATTAGCGCCTCGGTCGAGCCCATCGGCTGCGCCTCAGAACCGATGATCGACAACGGAATACGAAACACCTCCGCAATCTGCGCATCCGAAAGCTTCATCGCCTCGACAAATTGCGTGTCTTTCGGCGCGATCGAAACCGGCTCGAACTTGAGGCCCGATGTCAAAATCGGCGTGCCGCCCGCGCCGAGCCCCTTGGACTGTTCGTTCCACCGATCGCGCAAATCATCCACTTGCGGCTTGGTCAATTGCAGATCGGTTTGCAGCACGCCGGATGGCCGGCTCATGTTGGTAAAGAAGCTCGCCGATTGCACCATCGCCGCGTTAGAGGCCGCGATCGACAAGGCTGCGGCCGTCAATGGTGTCTCACCACGTAGCATGTCAACCGGAGTGTGAAGTTTCACGTGCAACACATCGCGGGCCGGAACCACCGACAACGCGTCGGGCGAGAGGTCGAGCTCTTCAATGCGATTGGCGATGACGTTGTTGCCGCCGAGCGCGTAGAAAATCTCCCCGTCGAGCGCGACGCCGTAACTCATGCCAGGATGCATCAGGTGCAACGAGGAAATCTCATAGCGCGCATTGCGGAGCGCGAGCGCGTACGCGTTGCCCTGCAGATAGAGCGAACGCACCATGTTGAGCAGAAAATCGGATCGCGTCTGGTAGTCGTTCGGCGCGCGCATCACGCGCGACAGCGCCGAGGTCGTGACGGGCTCGCGCCCGCCGTTGCCGAGATCGCGCCAGTGCGTCAACGGGCACATCGCGATCGTTTGCGCATAGGCCGACACGCACGCCTCGACCATGGCCGAGGTCCCGCCCTGCAGCGGCGAGTAACCCATCTGCCAGAAGTTGGTATACTGGCCCCACGATTGCGGGATCACGCCGTTCATCGTCAGCCAAGGACCATCGCGGTATGCGCCCTCTGGCGCGGCCTTCGGCCGAAAGAGCAGCGAGGCGAGCGCGTCAAGCAGGCTCATGCCTTGGTCCGATAAAAGCCGCGCCGGCCGGGTCGCATGTCGCGCGGCAATGCCTCATCAGGAATGGGCGGACGTTTGCCGCGCGGTTTGCCGCGCGGTGGCGGTTTGGGGCGCCGCTTGACCGAGTGCGGCACACTGCCCTTATGCGTGGCCACGATCGCGTCCCGCGCGGCGCTGACCCTCTGGCGCATCTGGGTCGGTGGCCGGGTTGACGTGGCTGTAGGCATACGCCTCGGCCGCCGCGATTGCGGCGTTATAGTCCGCCTCCGACAAGATGATGGGCGGTGCCGAGTCCGGATCGAACGGCGCCTGCACAAGGTCGACCGCCCACTTATCGGCAATCGCTTGGATTGCGTCGGCGTTCGGCAAATGCAGCGCCATGCCGGCCCAAGGTCCGAGCGTGATCTGGCAGAGCAGCGTGTTGATAAACGGCGGGCTTGTCGGTGGCGTTGCGATCTGCTCGCCGCTCATCGGCGTCACCTCGGCGTTTTCAGTCGGCTGCGGCTGCGGTAGCTCGCGGCTCGGCGTCGGTGGCGGCTCGCGCATCGGCAGATTGGGGCGCGCCGCCTCCTGGCGCAAGATTTCTTGACGTGGCGCCTCGTGTTTCTCGTGCTTGTCTTTGTCAGCCATCGGACTTGCTCCCGTTGGGGTGCTTTACAAAAAAGCCGGGCGGGCAACCCGAAGGCCGCCCGCCCGATGTCGTCACCACGTCACGCCGTCCATGAACGTCACCATGCTGGTACGGCGCATGGCCCAATTCATTTGCATGATCATGCGAATGCCGACGCTTGCGGTTTGCCAGAGCGAACGCGTGGGCGCGGCGGCGGTGTTCGGCGTGCCGGTTGCCGAGAGCGGCAGCGGCGCCGTGTCTTCCTCGTGAATGGTCGCGACCTCGTTGACGTCAAACTCGGCCGTGTCGCCCGTTACCGACGCAAAGTCTGCGGCGTCGACCATGATCAGGCGAGCCGCCGGGATGGTGGTCGAGTTGACGACTTTGATGTTGCGCAAGTTGCCGCTGTCGACCGAGGGAAACACGAACTCGCCCATCGGAGAAATCACCCACGACATTTTATTAAATTGCGCCGTGTTCATGATCAGCACGAGTTGACGGCCGCCGCGCGCCGCCGCGATCGGCGCAATCAACGCGTTGATGTCCGCGACCATCTTTTCAAACGTCGTCGTCAGAACCGACGGCGTCAGGGTCACAAGGCCATTGAGCAAGCCGGCCGGGCGAACAGCGTCAGCCGCAACGTTGTCGATCAGCGCGGTATCGATCGCCTCGGCGGTGTCCTCGTTGATGGCTTGGCGAATGACGCCCTCAATGGACGGCGTCGAGTGCTGCGCCATTTCCTTGGTAAACTCGGAAATGACCGCCATCTTTTTCGGCGTCAACGTGATCGAAGAGAGGCCGAGCCGACGAACCGGGATAGGCTGGCCCTCACCAACGAACGAGCCGTTGATTTTCGGCGTGGCAAGGCGCGCAGGAATTTTGATTGCGCCATTCGCACCGAAGGTGAATTTTGGGCCGATGCTGGACAGCGTCGGATAAACCGAGTTGCGCGGCAACTGATTGAGGAAGTCCGCAACCACGATCGCGGAAAGCTCGGCCGCCCAACCGGCAACCGTCGTCATGGCCGGCTGCGTTGCGGCGCGCAGCACAATCCCCACGTTCTCATCGCGCGGATAGTGTTGACGCAACACCTCATCGAGCGGCTTGTTTTGCATGCGCGCCAGAAAGAACGCCGTGGCGGCTTTGGCCACAAGCTCGTGCGGCTTGTCGGGCACGCGATGCGATGCCGGCAGGCTGCGCGGCGCAGATCGCGCGCCGGTCGGCTTGAGGATTTCATCACTCGCCGCGCGTTCCATCGCCAGCAGCGGTTCGAGGGCTTGCCGAGTTTCGCCGATCTTGGCTGCAAGCTCGACATATTCCTGACGCTCTGCGTCGGTGAGCGTGTCTTGCGCTTCGAGAACTTCAACCCGATCGTTCATTTGAACGAGGGCATTTTGCGCAGCTTCAATGCGCTGTGATCGCGTCAACATGATCGCACCGTTCCGTGCGAGGGGTTTGGCTGGCTTGCCGATTGGAATGCGCGTAGCGGACGGGTCTTTGTTTGCAGGCTTGCTAAAGATTTCCGTCACGACATCGCGCGGTAGGTTGAGAGACTTCACGGTGGCGAGCGCGTTGGGATTGGCCGGCACCGCAACAAGCGAACACTCAAGCAATTCCTGTTCGAGAAACCGGAACGGCCCCCAAAATTCGTCCGCCTCGGCGTCGAGTGGTTCCATCTTGACGGGGCGAAAGCCGACCGAAACAGCACGCAACACGTTCTGCTCGACCAACGCGCGCACCGTATCGACAAGCGCCGAGGTGCCGCGCGCGGCCAATTCCAAACGGCCGAGCAGTCGGTTTTTCACCACACGCACATCGCGCCAATTGCCAATCACCTGATCGGATTTGTGATTGAACAGCGCAACCGGGTTACGATCGGCTGCGAAGTTGTCGAGCTTCCATCCGCTCGGCTCAATCACATCGCCCATACGATCGACCGAGCCGTCCGACATGACGAACTCAAGCGCAGAGTCGCCCGGCGGCTGCGCCGCTTTGACGGCGAACCTGTTTCGCATTTTCAAAACCTGTTCGATGATCGATCGTGGTTCGGACACGATCGGAGGGGCGCGGCCCTAGGCAATCATTGCGGCGATGTCGACGGGTGCGGTGGTGCTGGCCTTCATCGCGCCAACCGCCATCACGGCGGCTTGCGCAACGTCGATACGTCCGTAGGCTTTCGACTTGTCGAGCTTGCGATTGCCGGCCGGGTCGCGCGCAATGACGGCGTTTGCAAAACACCAGCGAAGCAACGGCTGCGCGCCGTGCCGTATGCGGCCGGCAAGCGCCAATTCCTCGAAAGACTCAATCGCCGGTGACATGTCCTTGAACCCCTGGCCCATCGGTTCAAGCGGCAGCACAACGCCGATCTTGGCAAGCTCCTGGCGTAGGATGTCGATCCGCCATCGATCGTAATTCAGCCGCACCAAATTCATCGACGTGGCGACCTCGGCGAGCGTTTGCGCAACGAACGCGTAATCAATCGCGGTCCCTGGCACGGCGAGCAGATAGCCGGCTTTGATCCACGCATCGTATGGCGCACGATCGTGCGTGCCACGCTGCAGCGCCGTATCGGACGGCGTCCACGCGTACGGCATCAAATGCACCGTGCCATCATCCGCCTCGGCCGCAACCACAAACGCCGTAAGGTCGGTGCGCGCCGAGAGGTCGAGGCCGCCGTACACCTTGCGGCCATCGAAAAAAATTCCAGGGTCGATCGGGCCAGCGCCGAGGTCGTAAACGGTCGGCGATAAATACGGCGAGTCCGATCGCGTGCGCTGATTGAGATAGAAAACTCGAACACTCGACTCAAGCGACGGCACACTCACGGCGCGTTGAACGGCGGTGCGCATTTCCGACAAGTCACGATAGTCACCAAGGCCAGGATTGGCCTTGGGCCATTGCGTCTCGTCCGTGATGTCAGCCTCAACCGGCACGGTGTAGAGGTGACTGACGAAAGCCGGGTCAGCAATGATGCCTTGGTTGACCCGCTCGCCGTAGTCGATCAATTCCGAAAGGATGTGCTGATCGGCTGGCGCCTGCGTCGAAATAATCATCATCAACGCCTCTGGCTGCGAACCAAGCGACGTCATCAACGCATCGTAGAGTGATCGGTTTTTCGCTTGCGCGAGTTCATCGTAAACAACGAAGTCAAGGCCCATACCAAACTGCGCGCCCGCCTCGGCCGAGATCGCCGCATAGTATGAGCCGTCGCCCCGATGCACGATGCGCTTGACTGAGTCGATAATGCGCAATCGCTTGAGCAGCCAAGGGTTGACCTTGACCATGTCCTGCACAAATCGAAACACGAGAGCAGCTTGCGCGCGGGTCGTGGCAGCCGAAACAATCGTTGCGTTCGGGCGTTTGCATGGGCCGATCAGATGCGCGAGCAGAACCACCGAGGCGAGCAGCGTCTTACCGTTCCGCCGCGCGACCGATAACACCGCCTGCTTGACCAGTCGCTTTTTCGTTTGCGGGTCGAGGCTATTGTAAACCGCGCGTATCCACTTGATTTGAAACGGCCGCAAACGCAGCGGCGTGTTGATGTGTTGGCCGGCAGGCACAACGAGCGCATGCGCGAACGCGATGATCGCGCCGGATGGTTTTCCCCAATCGGGTTTCGGGACATCCAACTGCGCGTAGAGATCGCGTTGCCCGGCGTCTTGCAGGCTCATCCGAGCAGGCGGTTAAGCGCGTCCTCTGGCGAGGCGCGCGGCTTTGCGCTCACACGCGATCGGCCGGCAGGCGTCATGCCGAACTCTGATGCGAGCGAACAGACTTGATTGACCGCGCGATGCAACGCGACCAGGACGGGGTTATGAACCGGCACGCCGTCTTTGTTGGGAACCGTAATGCCCTGGGTCAGCGGGTCCTCTTCGCGCATGCGGCGCATCACGTTCTCGGCTTGGCGCATGCGCGCGTACGCCTCGCAATACGCCTCGAACAACGGGACATCGACACTCGTTAGCACGCCGAGTTGCCAGAGTTCGGGCGCGCGACGGTGCCACTCTTCGCGCGCCTCGGGCGCAAGATGGCTCGGACACATCGGAGGTTCTGACAAAGGTGCCGGGTGCGGCTCATCGCGCGAGAGCGCGCGTTTGCCGCGATTGCCTTCGATGATCTTGAGTGATGTGGGTTTGCGTGGTCGGCCGATGCGTGACATGCGAGCTTGAAACCTCTTCGCGCATACGCTCCCGATCGGGCGGGGTTGCGCGGTGATCGATGTGGGTTTGTCTGCCGTTGATCGTGCGGTGAGCGCAGATCAGCGCCGGGATAACTGCGGTTAAAAGCGATGTTTTGCCGCTTATTTTAGCTTTTGCGGAGTCACACGCGAGAG